CGACCATTTTTTTATCAATTTGGCGGTGTAGCTCAGTTGGCTAGAGCATGCGGTTCATACCCGCAGAGTCGTCAGTTCAAATCTGACCGCCGCCACCAAATTTAGTCGACGTTCTTACAGGTACAAAGCGAACTAAAAAAAGAAAACGGTTTCTCACACGAGAGCCGTTTTTTTATTGCCCCACACCTCACACACTCAATACCCCGAACAAATAACGCATAGCAACGTATAATTATATAGGCGTTGCTTATTGAACGCTATTAAAAGGCATTTAAATAAGTCTTTAATCTATAAGCGGTGTTGCGTGCTTATATTCGTTCGGTTATTGAACTTGTAAGAAATACTTACAAGTTATTCGGGATTTCCGAATGACTGAAGGGGTATTTTCCATTTTGTCGACGTCGACAAAATGGCAAAAAAAATAAGCCCCCTCAATTAAGAGGGGGCGTAGTTACTAAAGGGGGAACTATTTAGTTTTACAAGTACACGTATATCAGACTTAATGTACGTGTATTCGGAAACAATTAAACTTCAGGGTATCATCTCCCTTCGTCAAGGATGTGATTCAGATGTTGGATCACCTCCTTTCATCCAAACGGCTTACACAGACATAAGAAAAAACATGGGAGGCATGTCACCTCCATTTTTGATTTTTTTGTAAAAAGATTATTTTTTTCTTAGCCGTTCAGAATTTTATACTGATTCCGATGCCGAATGCGGGCCTGAACTGCTTGTTCAAATCCTCCCACTTGTGAAATATTCCGGCATGGATGACTAACCCTTTGAAGAGAAAGGGTGTCTTATAACCGATGTCGAATCCGAACCGTTTCAAGTTGAACCCGATGTTGAATTGAAAGTCTTTGATTGTGAAAAGTTCCTGTGTGATGAGCGTGTCGGTTTCGAACCCGTCTTGAGTAACCAACATGGGTGTAATCGTCACGCTGAAAGAAGTTGCTGCTATTAAGCTAACCGTTAGAAGCAGGAATCTCAACATGAGTGATTTCCTCTTCTTTCGGCAATTTGCTCAGAATCAAATCTATTGCTGTTTCAGCTATTGTTTTTGACACAATGTCAGGCGCAATCCCGTTGGATTTTGCAATGTCGGCTGCAATCTCAAGAGCTTTCTCCTTGTATGCGTCGTGGCGTTGCTTAATCGTTGCGTTAGCCGGTAGTTCTTCCTTAATCTCTTCTTTCTTCTTTTCAACACTCAACACGGCCGCCTCGAGGATCTCGATATACTTGACAACCTCTTCTTCTTTCGCTTCATCCTTGATTAGCATCTTTGCGATTGATTTTGCCAAAGTTGTTGCCGGTGCCATGAACTCAAATACGATGTCACTTTGTTTCCTGAATTTAAAAATCAACCAAAAAATAACGGCCAATCCGGCCGCTAATCCTACATATGTAATCATTCCGCCTATTCCTTCCATGATTTCATCTCCTTTATGTTGTTCTCTCAATAATCAGGTAGATTATTCCGCCTGAGGTTACGGCCGTTCCTAAGATTTCAAGCACTTTGCCGATGATGTATTTTCGTCTGTCGATTCTTGCTGTTTCAGTGTCATGTATGATTTCCTGTTCTGTTTTTTTGATTGTATAGCTGTTCTGATTCATGATTTCTATGAGGTTCAATAATTTACTTGTGACTTCGTTTCCTAGTTTGTTCGTGAATCCGTTGTCAAGATGAGAGCGCAAGTCCGCAATGTCGCTTCTAAGCGTGCCTATTTGCATTTTGATTTGCTGCATCTCCTCATCCGTGCCGTGCTGCGAGGCTGCAAGCTCCTGCAACATCGCTTTCAGTTCTTCAATGTGCTTGTCTTGTATGCCATCGCTACTTCTGATTTCTCGTTGGAATTCTTCTAATGTGTCATACGTTTTTTTAATTACATCGTCAACGAGTTCAACTTTTTTCCATACTTTTTTGCGTGCTTTATCACATTCTTCTTTTTCAACTAAGTCTTGACAGTTAACACCATTGTGGTTTTTATCGATCACACAAACCTCACCTCAAACGCTTCCCTGTCAAGGTAAGTCTTTGTGTTGTATATGCCTGACAGTTCGATGTAATACCGGCCTGCGTCTAAATCCAATCCTGCGCTTGACGTGTCAATAACAATCTGGTAGGTTCCTACATCTGTCTTTGAGAGTTCCGGATCAGTAATCGTGTAAGTGTCCTCTACCGTTGTCTTGTCTGAGGCGTATATTTTCGCTGTGACATTCGTCAAGTCCGTTGCTGTGCCGTCGATTGCTGTGACAACATCAATCGCCCCTGTTGAGCCTTGCTTAATAACAATCATAGAATCACCCTCTCGTGAAGCTGAATGTCACCGGGCTTGTGTCTGTGAAAGAAAATGAGTTGTCAATGCCGGTGAAAGTGAAGCGCGGGATTGGCTCCGGAAGGGGAAGCGGGCTTGAAAGTATAATCAGCTTCATTACGCTCATGCAATCACCTTTTCCAATTTGACTGTAACACCATTAATTCCAGCCTCGTTCCAAGCTTGTATGTGCATCTTTTCTTTCCCGATTGTGTTAAAATACACTATATCTGCCATATGTTTTAAAGTAAAACTAATCCAATGCTGATCTACATATTGTGCATCCTCTCCATAAGCTTGTTTTGAAAACTGAATCTGAAATTTAAATTCTTTTTCAACTGTAAAAGAATCATAATAAACAGACAAAGCTACTGCAAGCGTATTGCTTACATCAATATCCGATTCCAACCATCTATAATCAAGCGTTGTATCGTCCAGTAAAGTTTCAACACTTCTTTGAATCATAAAACCGCCTCCGATGTTTCAGTGTCAACATACATAGAAACAGCGGTTGAATCATTATTGATGACTTTTATTCTGATTGTGCTAACCGGTTCAACATCTACTACATCGCCCACCATAAGCACACCATTTGAATCGGCACTTGTTGGTTTTAATTCATATGTTTTATAAGTTGCAGCAAAGTCGCTTTGTAGGCTAACCGTTTGTATAAGCAAGAAAACGCTATTTGTTTGGGTTGTAAAAGACACCTTAGCCATCAGGCTTAGTTTCGTTGCGTTAAAAACATTCACATCTTTTGAAATAACGTTTGATACGGTTTCGTTTGTAAACACCCGTCGATACATTCGCATCACCTCTCAATAATAAAGTTGCGCACTTCTTTTCACTCTGTGAATATCCGTTTTAGTTTCAAAATATTGCCCGCCGTATTGTATTTTTATATCCTCAAATTCTTCCTGAAATGTTTTAAAATAACTTGTTCCGTTGTTGCATAACGTTATAATTCCTTTTTTGGTGATAATTTTACCTCCGGCGCCGCCTACTGGCAAGCCTGTATCGTTTTCGGTTATAAAGTCCTCGTTTATGTATTTGCAACTTAAATCATTTTTTTTGATAACTATCGCACCGGCATTTTCCTCAGTAAACTCATAATAAAAACTTCTGACTTTATCAACCTTTTCCCAACCAGGCGTGATGTTATAAAATGTAAATTCACCTGTTAAAGTGTTTATTTCCCCGTAAACTGCGGTTATGTCACTTTCGTCAACCAGAGTCCTAATTTCTCCGGTTTCTTCCGGCAAAACAATGATCGTTACCGGGTCATATCCGATGGACTCGATTCTTATCTGCAAGGTTTCGTAATTGATGTGTGCGTGTTCAAGAGTTCCACCTTTCACATAAGGTGACAAGCCGCTCGTAATACCGTCCGGAGCGTCATTGCGCATAATGCCGCCCCTGTAATAAGACCATCTTCCAGAACGCAGAGATTTGCCAAAAAAAGAATCTACGGATTTTGAATAATCCTCCCTTGTGAATATATATATATACTTATCATCGTCTGTTGTATAAAAAGCACGCACGCTTTCTTCAATCAGAATTGTTTTGGTTTCTTTTGAAACGCAATCAAAGACTTTTATTACGCTTTCTGTGCTTGAATCATAATTGTAGGCAATCACTAAATCTTCGTAAACTACAAAGCCTTCAACTCCGTCTATATCGTATATTTCCCCTTTTGACCATATTTTAACTTTGTCAGAATCATTCAATTTCCAAACGACAAAAGCTTCATCTTCCGAATCAACATAGATATAATTAAGCAACCCGTAAATATCGGCAATATTTTCGATTCCAAAATATTTCATCATGCTTGCTGAAAATTCGTAATCGTCTATCTTCATACAGCTCATTGGCTTTGCGAGATAAGACACATAAACCGCCACACTATACAGAGGGGCGCTAAACAAAACTTCGCCAGTTTGGTAATTGATCTGTCCTCTGACGGTTCCGTTTTCATCGACTAAATTACCGTTTGTGCCGTTTATAGGGAAATCTTTCAAAAAACTCACTGAGATTGGTGACGCTGCTGTCTTAAAAGAACAACTTCTGGCATGAAAGCTATATGGTTGTATCGGCGATTCAGAGGAAGTCCACGAAGTGGTATAAGTCGGGACATTCAATATAGTTTCTTGAAGCAGAAAATGATAATCATATAAATATTCAAGAAAGTTATACATCAAATACGATGTGACGTCCCGCTTGATCCCTTTCTTGCCAGCCGGAACTGGTATTTTTAACAAATGAGAGTCTGCTATTGGGATTTCCAAAACGGCTTCTTCTGTTGTTTCAACATTTCCGCAATACCCTATATCGGTATATACAACTTCATCTGTTAATCCGATAATTGTTTCGCTTGTTTTTTCTTCTATTTTTTCAAAACCAGACGAAGTCATTTTGTATGTTGTCGTATGGAATCGGTAATTTATATTCGGATCTTCTGCATACCTCTTGTAAAAGGCTACGTATGCCTCCCCTTCTATATAAGGTTCATAAGGATAATACCGAGAATCCGATATTTTAAACTGTTTGCTTGAATCGCTCTCTTCTCCGTAACGCACCCTGTTTATAGCCCCTGTCAAATCATCTCTAACAAACAAGGCGGAATATGTTCCGCTGTAACCTGTATCAAAAGTATAATAGTTCCCTACCATCGCCGGTGTAATTGTCAACTCTGAACTTGCACCTGGGCTATCCCAATAATATATTGGCGAATCGCTTGTTATGAATTTCAAAGTGTGATTTCTATCACTAAACTTTTCAAGCAACTCTCCATTCCAAGAAAATTTCTGGAAAGGAAGGTTGCCTGCGTATAAATAAATGCTTCCGTCCGCACCTTGCTTAACGTGTGTGGCACCCGTGGTTTTCATAAACAAAGTATCAGAAAGAGCACGGCCCAATCTTGCAAGAGATAGAGTTGCTTGGAGATAGGTTGTGAGCTCTTCTCCACCGGTTGAGAATGAAGTTCCATAATTTGTTTCGTATGCTTCAGACCATTTTTCACCAAAAGTTTTAGTGACATAGTAATCTGCGTACGCAGGATTGCACAGAACTTCAAAAAAATAAAAGGTAACTTTGTTTCCAAACCTCCGATAAAACTCTGAATTTTCTGTGCCATACTCTCTTTCTTCAAAAAAATCATGATAATTATTTGATTGTATTTCTTCGTATTGAATTGGTGTAGACTCAACACTTGCCTCTTGTTTGTGTGTTTCCTTAGTTGTATAACCGGAATATCCGGGCAAAACACCCGTTTTTGATTTGAACAGAAAATCCCTTTCTCTGTTGTTTCTGTGAAGTGTTACTTCTGAATATTCGAGTTGTTCTCTCGGCGGCACAAAGCCTTTTCTATAAAGCCATGTAAAATAATCATTTCCTTTGAAAACCTCGATGCTTGTTCCGGGGGCTTTCATCCGCCCCCTTCTCAAAAAGGGATAGCCCCCCTTCCTGTGGGCGTTTGCCGCTCATGGTATATTTGCCCTAACTCGTGCCATTGTAATCGTCTACGGTGTATAACCTGACCGTTCTGGAGCGTGATTTCTGTCAATTCCTTGCCATCAACGGTGACAAAATCTGTCACCTTGCCGACTAAATTACCTTTCTGAGTCTGGCCTATAAGCGTTCGTTTGAACTTGTCTATGTTATTCATGATGAACTTCCTCCAATCACTTCAATGTTGCTGCGCCATTCCTGTGTGTCCCGGCTCCATTCAATGTTTGACGAGTAGACTCTTCCGCCCTCGAACGTGTCACCGGCGTAATACATCCCCGCCACAGTTGCGTTGACTCTCTTTTTGTTTGTCTTGTACCAGTGAATCCTGTCTGCTAACTTTTGAGGAACGTCACTTGAATTGCTGCCTTCGGAAACGGGTACAATGTAATACGTGTGCATGGTATTCAAGTCACCACTGCCATTCGTGACTTCAAAAAACTCTCCTGTCATTTGAACGTTGGCGGTTATATACAACCTCAAAAAAGACAAGAAACTTCGTGCCGCTTTTTCCGCTGCTGTGTTGAAATATTCGCTTGATGCCGATGTGTTCACATGAACCATAAAATGAACTTGAATGTCTAATGTATGCAAATCATCACCGGTTTGAACAAAGACTTCAAGCCCGGTATTTGTCCCTGCGTCTGAATAATCCATCTCCGTTAATTCTTCCGGGAATGTTGTCCCCACGTTGCCGTATAAGCTATAAACAAAATGAGAGTAAGAAGAACCGCTTGAAATGGTGTCAAACTCGAAATTTTCATAATCTACCGATGTGTTGGCAATGATTTCAGCGTAAGTCTGCGGTAACTCGTCATCTGATTCCGACGTGTCTAACATTTCAACGCTCCACGCTGTCTGCTGAACACTCAAGAACAATTCCTGAACGGCATTATAAAACGGGGCGTTATACACCCCGTTCACAATCGTCCCGGTTTCCTCTTCTTCCTCGTCAATGTATGTGTAATCTATTAAATCTTCATCTTCCGTTGAAAAATCATGCTCTGTTATTGTTCCGGCATATGTTGTTATGTCCTGAAAGGTTATTGTCTTTGTCTTGTGATTCAACACGGGAATTTTACCAACCATGTCTGCCAAGTCTTTGATGATGTTTGTCAATGAACTGTCATTGTCATATTGTCTGAGGTAATAAGTTTCCGCCACGCTGCTGATGCTCCAACTGCCTATGTTTTCGTTGACTTCGCTTATAATCTCATTGACGGTTTTGCCGTAATACTCAAAAAAATGGTAGCTGTATTCTTCAGCCCATAGCCGGGGTTCGTTCTGTGCCCGGTATGTGATGTAATACATTTGACTGCTGCTTGACAACTTTGAATGCCATCGCTTCTCAACGGATGTAATCGTTGCGCTGATGCCGTCAACTGTCAAGGCATCGCCAACTGCTGCTGATGCCGTCGCTTCGACTGTTTCTACCGTCACCTCGCAAGGACTCATGTCCAATCTTGTTGAGATGCCGATTCGTCTAACTGCTGATCCAACGCTTTCTGTGTTTATAGTCATAAGCTATCACCCGTATAGCAAACTGTTTTCCAAGTTTGCCGTCATGTTGAATCCGAGTTTATTCCATTGTTTGAGGAACTCGTCTTTATTTAAATCAAGAATTACTTCCACTCTGTGCTTCGTGATGTTTGAACCTACCACTCTGATTTCAGGCGTTGTCATGTTGCGTCTGGTTAAACCTTGCAAGTCGTTGAGTTCTATTTTCATTTTGCGTGAACTTTCCTGAACCGAATTAACCGATTTTGACAAGTCAATATTCGTGCCGTTGATTTCTTGAACATAATCTTCCCACCATGAAGCGTCGAGATTTTCTCCGATGACATTAAATTGTTCCGGGATTTTACCGGTTGCTTGAAAGATTGTGTCGGTAATGCTTTCGATTTTCTTTTTCAGTTCGGCTTCCGCTAAATCGGTTTTCAAGCCCTCTGTGATTAAATCAGTTAATTCATCGCCCAAGTTTGACATGTCAACAGCTGTTAATAGTTGTTGTATGTCCGCTAAATCGTTTGTCAGCTCTTCTTTGACTTTTTCCAAGGGTGAACCGGCTGCATCCCATATTTTCTGTATTGCGCTTTTGGTTTGTTCAGCTGTTTGTTCCGCTGCTTTGCCTTGTTCTTCAACGACATCTTGTGATTGGTCTGATACTTTTTTAAGCCCTGAATAGGCTTCCCCTGTTGATTCCACAATTTGGTTAAGTGCCGTTATGAATCCTTCCGGGTCTGCGTCAAACGATGCCAAAATCGCCAACGCCTCATTGTCTGCTACGTTGAATTTCGATTGAATGCTTTTCACGAAAGAATCATATGCGCCTTTAACTTCCTCTGACACTTGGTTTTCTTTGTCAAATTCCACAAGGAAATCCGGTGAAACTTTTCCGCTTACAACGAAATCCAACGCCTCGGCCGTTGTCATGTCAGATGCCTTTGAAACCGCCTCCGCTAAATCTTCCATGTAAGTGTTCAATTGAGGTAATTCGATTCTAACCGCTGACAATGCCGTCATCTTTTGTGTCAGTTCGCCGGTTGCTAAAGCCGTTTCTTTTATTCTTTTTGCGTCTGAAAACAACTTGATGTTAAGTCCGGTAAGGGCTGCCGCTGCTGTACCCAAAGAAAGAACGGCTGCTCCTGCTCCGGCTGCCGCAACCCCGGCTGTACCGAAAGCTGCGCCGATTTTGCCAATAACCTTCGCTAAAGTAACAGCGCCAGAAACAGCGTTCCCTGCAAGACTGGCAACCAGCATTCCGCCCATTGTCTTGACGGTTGCTTTGGTTGCGTCGGCTGCAATCCCCATTTCTTTCATCGCTTCCATGGTGTTTCTTATCGGCTCAAACATTTCTTCAAACGCTTCTACGATTGCCGGGCCCACGTCATAAGCTAAATCTTTCAATGAGTCAATCATATTCTGAATCTTTGTTGCGTCCGTTTTGTTGAATGCGTCTGCCATTTCAGATGCACTCCCGGCTGCGTTTTCTGCGCCCTCCGAAAGTTCTTTTAATGTCTGGCCGCCTGCGTTCATCAATATCTGGAACGCTGCCACGGCCTCTTGCCCAAATATTTGCACAAGCTGTGACATTGACGGGGCTGCCTTTTCAAACTCCTGAACAATTTCTATAATGCCAACCTGTGACGGGTCAACAGATGCCAACGAGATGCCTAATTCGTTAAAGGCTTTCTTTGCTTCGCCAGTTACGTTCAACAGTCTTGAAAAAACACTTCTCAAAGCCGTTCCGGCTTGTTCCCCCTGCAATCCGCTGTTATACATCTGCATGAGAGAGGCCGCCACATCGTTGAAGTCTTGCCCGACTGCACCGGCTATGGCTCCGGCTTGACGCATGGATGCACTGAGCTTCGCCATGTTGGCTTGTGAACCGCTAATAGCATACGCCAAAGTGTCTGCGACTTTGCCCGAATCCGTCAATGACAAGTTGAATTGTGACAAGACTGAGTTGACAAGTTGAACGGCATCCGACATGTTAGATGTTGTTCCGACGGCAAGGTTCATGGATGCATTATAAAGGTTCATGTCCTTTGTGACGTCTATTCCAGCCGATGCCACATAATACATCCCTTCGGCCGCTTCTACGGCTGTTATAGCCGTGTCAAGGGCTGACTTTCTGGCGGCCTGCCCCATTTTTTCAAGTTCCTGAGCGGTTGCACCTGCCATTACTCCTGCGTTGGTAATCGCTGTTTCAAACTTTGTCCATTCTTTCGCTATTCCAAAAGAGCCGCCTAAACCTATTGCGGCTATTGCGCCCATCTGCTTTGAAATCTTGCCAAGAGTCGCACTTGCCTTGTCTATTGCCTGTATTGTAATCTTTACATTATTAGCCATTTCATCACCTTCTCCCCGCTCTCAACATTTGCAATACCTGAGCGGTTTTATACGGTGTGTCCCAACCCCAAGGGTCGTCTAATTCCGCAACATCGCCCAAATAAGCTAAGACTTTTGGTTCTTTTTTGTAAAATTTGCCTCATCAGTCCCTAAGAAGTTCGTTCGATTGAACGCCCCGAATAACAAGAACATTATCATCGGGTTCATTTCTTCCAAGTTCTCAACAGTCGGCTTGTCATCTAACGTCCATTCAACGATTGAATCAACAATCAATTCAAGAAAGTCTTTGTAGCCTTCTTTCTTTGCCAACGTTTTGAAAGGATTGCGCCCCGTTGAGATTGCAATCATGTAATCGGGATGGTCTGCAAAAAAAGCCAGCATCTTTAGTTTCGATACTGGCTTCATTTTGACTGTTAGTCCGTCGGTTAGCTGCTGCTCTACTATTGAATCAGGCTTTAGGAATATTTGCATATTAAATTCCCGCTCCTAATGTAATAACCGTGATTGTCTTTTTGTATCTGACAACATCGTCTACTTCCGCTGTCTGTTCGTATTTCGTTACTTTGCCTGTTCCGGCTATATTCAATCCGCCTGCAACGATTGAAAATGTTTCTGTATATCCTGAAGCGGTAATGTCATCGCTTGCTGTTGCTGATGTTGTATAGACAAATGTTCCGTCAAAGCTCTTGAATGAAGTTGCCGAAGGGGCTCCGTCTGTATATTCGTGTTCCAGCTCCCAAGAACAATCAAGCGAAAAGTCTATAATGTCGGCTGTGTCGCCGCTAATTCCTGTAATCGTACATTCTTCCAAAAATACGGGGTCGCCGGGGTCGGTGGCTGTTGCCGTTCCTGTTGCGCCACCTTCAACGCCTGCTCTAAATTCCACAATGCTGTTTGAAGAGCCATTGCAACTAAAGGAAGTCAAGTAGCCGTCAACTGAAATACCATCAGAAATGACATCGCAAGCCACTTTGTCATCATGTGCCAAAGTAACGCTTGTGGATGCTGTCACATCTCCAGATATTTCCCCCGTCCATAATTTATTTGAACCCACGACTTTGATGTAAGTCGGCAAGCCTTTCCGTGTTTCCGATTGGGCTTCTATCGCCCCGGTAACACTTCTGACAAGCCCATTAATTCCAAACCCAAACGTCGCATCTGATACACTTCTTGCCATATGTCATCACCTCGTTGTTATGCAGTTAAAGTTCACCGATGCACCATAAATAATGGTGCCCTTGTTGTCTATTTCTTTGTACCATTCAACCGAATCAAATATCATTCTGGGGCTCTTTACCGGATTGGTAATCGAAAACTGGTAGTTGTTCAATTTGCTGTCGCACGTGTCCGCCAAGTCGTAAATCTCGTTCTGGCCGTCCGCAATTCCCTGTGAAATATAACTCTGATTGACAATCAGCACCATCACCGGGATGTATCGCAAACTCTTGTTGTTCAGAGAGTTTTCAGCTTGTTCATTGCCGATTTCAACCACAGCATGAGGAAACTTGACGGGCTCTTTGGAATAAGCCGGTTGGTATGTATAGATTGGAATGTCTAACTCGGTTGCTAATTTGCTTTTGATTGCTGCCACAATTTCTTTTCTCATATATTCACCTCTCGTGTGAGGTACAATTCGATTATTTGTTTAATCCGCCCGATGCCTTTGGAATCAAACGGCGGCATGTTGGGGTTTTTGCTGTCAGGCATGAACGGCCTTGCCGGCATCTTTCTTGTGCCTGTCTGATGGTATACGCCGTATAACACGCCCGTTTTTACCTCTGCGTTGGCGTTAGTTGACTTGGCGTTTATGGACTGCTTCAGCTTCCCGTGAAATTCCAAGATGGGCTTACCTGAACCTGCTGATTGCGACTTGAAGGCTGAATAACGTTCTGACAACGGCCGCCATTTTGTTGGGCGTCCCTGTGCTTTGAAGTTGTCCATAACCTCACGCTTCATATATACGCTAATGTCGTTCATGGCCGGTTTCATCGTCTTTGCCTTGTGCTCCAACTTCCTCAACATCGCCTTGACTTCGGCATCATCAATGTTATAACTAATGTCCACAATTACCACAAATCCATTTCATCATCATCAAACGTCGAGAACGTATGCGTAATCTTTGCCGGTGTTGGATTCTCTTCCGGTGCCTGTGAAGCTGTGCCGGTTGTTCTCTTCAGGCCGTCTAACATCTTCTGGCGGTAATAGTCTGTCTTTTCAGCCAACCCGAACCGGTTGTAAATCTCCATCAAAACATAATCCCTGCAAGCAATCCTTAACAAGTCCTCATCTGTCAATGACGGGTTGATGCCCTGCACATAAGGCAAGGCATCGTCAATGTATGCGGTTATAACGGAATCATCCGCTGCTCCGTCATCGTTGTTGTCCGTCAGCGAGTCTAATATGTCAGGCGGTATGTAAGTTTTGACTTCGTCTAATGAGAGGTATGCGTTTGCCATACCACCACCGCCTTAAAATACTTCTTTGACAGTAACGGTATAGTTCATTTCATCGTAGTAGTTGTAATCGGCTGTTGCTGTTGAAGCTGAACTGGCAAGTTCCAATGCGCCTGTTGCGTATGTGATTGTTCCGGTTGTTCCGATTGTACCGTCAACGCCGTCATCTGTTTCGGCTGCGCCTCCGTCTACTGACAATTCAAATGTTCCGGGGACAATCGGGGTGTTAGCAAACGTCCATGCCGTTGTTGCGCCTGTTCCGTTTTCGTCCGCCACCGCCGTTGTTGACTGCGCTGTCACAAAGTAAAGTCTATAAACGCTTGCCGTGTTGAACTCATACCCCGTCCATGAGGCATCAAGGGTAAGTGAGGTTGTGTCCGTTTCGTTGAAATACATCGTCACATTAGACTCGTTGTCTGAATCATAGTCGAACGTTAATTCTGCGTCTGCCAATTCGGTGAAAGTTACTACCGTTGTTGCGGCATCCGTTGTTGACACAACCTCATTTGCAAGAACAATCGAATCGGGAACGGCCGAAGTAAATGTAAGATTGTCATCGTAGACGTAATGATCGAACGTCACGGTGTCGCCATCTTCAATCCATCTGCCTTCAACAAAAATGTCAAAGCCGGCATCGTTCGTGTATGTAATCTGCGCTGCAAAAGCCGCCATTACGACGGCCATTAAAGCTATTAGTGTTATAAGTTTTCTCATCATCATCACTCCTTATGATACGGTTACGTCAAGAACCTTGACGGCATCGCCTGATTCAATCATAGGCAACGGGAATGAACTGAGCATCAAGTCTTTTGACTTGCCGTCTGAGGCTATTTTTTCTTTCGCTAAGAACTCGCCCATAATCGGTGCGCCGTCAGCGTTAATGTCATAGTCCACCTGTGCGGCATAACCGACGCTCCATTTCGAGCGGTTGGTTACCATCAATTTGCCGGATGGAACAAATGTCTGTGCGGCTCCTGTTGAATCTGCGTATGAACCAACGTATGCGTAAATCTCAGGTATTCCGAACTCTTTGAATGAACCCATGAACCTTGTCATCGGATCGTTGAACTGTGACTGCAAGTTTCCGAATGAGTATGTGTTCTTGTTAATCCATTTCTCGACTTTTGAATGTGCCAGTATTGCTTTTGCAATTGCAGGGGTTGTTACAATCAAGTCAGGGAATATGCCGTTTGTGCTTGCATAAGCCTCACAAACCTCGCCTAAGTCTGACAACGGGTCGGCTGTTGAGTTGAGAGTATAGTCTGCTGCCTCGTCAATCTCAAAATCAATCTCAATGCCTCTGTCGTCATCGGTTACCTTGCCTGTGAATCCGACTTCTCTCATCATCCATTCCAACGCCCTTCTGTATCTCAACATCATCTCGTCTGCTTTCTTGCCGTAAATGTAATTCATGCTTCTGAGAATGTCGCTGTTGCCTTCGAGAATAGCCATCGTGTTGGGATCGTAGTTTGTTGTCAAGTGTGCGTCTGCCACATTGTCCATCTCGTAAATCTGAGGGGGTGTTCTGTCAACTTCGGTCACGGTAATGCCGGCGTTGATTCTTGTTGCCGGGTCGCCCCTGAGTCCGATTGCTGCCTTTCCGCCTCCGTGCGTGACGGTTCTTATCGTTACTTTTGTCGTCGGGCTGTAAATCTTGTTAGCTCCGAGTGCCTTTGTCAAAAAGAACGGTTCTACTTTTCTATTCTCAAATACTTTCGTCAGTAATTGCCATGTCAGTGTTGCGGCTCCCATTAGACATCACTCCTCTCTATTACAAATATGCCTGCAGCTCTTAATTCGGCTTTCTGGTCTTTCTCCGTGTTAGCAACTTCACTCAATGCGACTTCATCTTCTTCATATTCGCCTGCGAATCCTACAAGTGCTGTTGCGGGGTCTTGATTCAAGTCAACATCCTCAAGCAAAACCGCCACGGCTGTTCCTGATGACAACGCTGTGTAATAATGATTGCTTGAATCGTATTCTAAAATCTGCCCGCTGTCTAATGCGGCTGTCACGTCAATCGGTACTAACATTTCTGTTCTTACGTTCATCTAATCCACCTCACATTTCCGCCAATGCCTTGGCTATTTTGTCATAGTTCTCTGTCATATTCACGGCCTGTTCCGTGCCTTCGGGTGTGATTGAGGGGACTTCTTTCAATACATCGTCTGCAAACTCTTTCTTGATTTCGCCACTCAAAACCTGTTCCTTGAACTTGTTCACAATCGCCGGGGCTTTGCCTTTGCTTCCCCAGTCTTTCGCCCATGATTCGACTTCGGCTGCGAACTTTTCTTTTTCAACGGCTTCAACTTTGTCTGTCAGTTCTTTGATTTGTTCGTCTTTCTTGTTGCTCTCATCTGTCAGCGTCTTGACTTGTTCTTCAAATGTCTTTTTCTGCGTTTCAAGCTCGTCTGTCAATTTCTTGACCTCGGCTTTCTGTTCGTCAATTTGTTCTTCGTACATTTTTATTACTTTGTTTTCTTCCATTCTATTTCCCTCACTTTCGTAATTTTTGATTTTAATGTCCGTTGCGGCTTCGTCAAATTTCAGCCGCTCCATATTCGGTTGTCCAGGTTTGTTCGTCAATGAAACTTCAAGCAGCGTTGCGCCTACGTCTTGCCCGGTTGTCTTGTCTTTGTATTTTTCAGCGTATGCCGGACTGACAAAGTCGAATTGACTGCCTTCAAGTATTTTTTGCCCCTTGCTGTTAATCTCCACGTCTGCGTATAAGCCGTCCTCTTTGCTCTGTATGTTTGTAATTTCTCCCAACTTCCCTTGTGCCTCTGAATGTGATATAAGCAAGGGAATCGGGTAGCCGGTTACACGCTTCATGAAGTTATTCACAATGCTGTCGGCAATCTTCTTGTCATGACTGACTTCGCCGTAAGCGTTGCTGTGAAACTTCTGAAAGGGCATGATTCTAATATTCATTTCTCACCTCCAATAAAAAAGACAGCCCTAAGGCTGCCTGTTGTCTATGTTAATTATTTTGTTATTTCCAAGTGCCGGATGCTTTTACGTTTACATCATCCGCTTGAACCCATGAGCCTCCTGTTTTGAGGTACAACGTCCCCTCTTTCCAAACTCCGGCAACCTTCACATACACCGTGTTCCCGCTTGCATCCTCTGTCAACACCCAATAATACCCACTATCGCTTGAGGGTGTCCAGTGGAGGACTCCGACTTCGTTCGCCCCACTCGTATCCGTCAACTCCAGATTCCCCCGTCCGATTTCTATTTCTCTCACGGGGGTGGGGGTGGTGAAGGTTAAAAATGAAGTTGATTCATAACCTGCATTTTCATACGTCAAGTTTGACGC